ATGGGTGTCGAATCACTCTCAAAAAAACCGCCCCCCTTACTCAAATTACATTGCTTACACAATGCCTGCAGGTTATCCATACCATCATCACCACCTAAGCGTCTAGGTATGATGTGATCTACATGAGTAGCCTCTAAGCCACATCTTTGACACGTATGTTGATCTCTTGTTAGTACTCGTTGCCTTATCCTACGCCACAACGCAGTACTACCATCATCTCTGAGTGCTGATTTCTTAATGGTAGTTATACCTTTGAAAGAACTCCCATGCTGCACATGGTGAGCCATATCTATTATCGATGTACTTCAAGCCCCACATAATCTGTTGCTCTGGTAGTGCAGTCTTTAGATATATAGATCTACCTTGTGGTATTCCATAATGAGAGCCATTAACAGCATCTGCTTTCCATGCTGATTCTTTTCCGTATAACTTGCCTAAACATTTCATTTGGGTTTTATCATCTACCAATACAGCTGCATATTCTTTTATTGTCATCTGTATATATGGTTTAGCACCATCGTTTGACCCGGCATGAGCCGGTGTAAACAGAGATATCCCAATAGCTACTAGCACCCCGCGACCTACCCGCCTCAGCGGGTCGCGGTGAGCCCTTGATGGGCTCTGCGCCGTTAGCGTACCAGACGTGTCAAGCCCATCGGTAAAAGCCCTGCTCAGAGCGGTGTGTCGTTTCATTGATGTCCCCATCCGTTACCTTTGAACGATATGCCAAACGTTCCATAGACGCGACTCATTGACTCGCCACAACAGATCGGATCTGCCTCCTCATGGATAGATCTTTCCATTTCCATAGATATCTGGCACTTTACGCATTTGTATTCATATATCGGCATGGCAGACAATCCTTTCCTTCAAAGTTCCAAGATCCGCATTGTGTGCATCTCTGGATTTCATGACTTGGTGCAGCTTGATGAATAATTGGCATGATGTCCTTGACCTTTACAAAAGCCAGGTATTCGCCTACATCCTCGCCTTGTCCATTGCATCTCATAATAACCATTGGCAGTTTTCCATTAGAGTTGGTCTCAGCCTGTTTGATCCAAGCCAACGGTTGAAAATCTGCCCTAGCCTTAACCTCAATGCTAAGAGTTGGGATGTTAAGGATGTCCTCTCCCTGCCTCCCAGCCCCGGCGGTATCGGCATATTGCCACCATTGTTTTAGATACTCGGCTATAACCTTTTGGGTTCTGTAGCCTCGATGTTTGCGATGATTAGCCATTGACTGAGTGGCATCTCTTGCATGTCCAGGTTGCATTAGATGGAGCATCGGTATTCTCAGACTTGACCAAATGAGCAATAACGACTTCCTCATTACACAACTGGCAACGGACGGACATATGCATCAGATTCATCCATTGACCATTTACATTGACTTCAACGAATCCCATTATGCTCTCGCCTTCTGCTTTTCCCACTTGCCATTACTGGCTAGGTTGTACCAACGTGTCGGGCAGTTTTGAGCCGGTGCGATGTTTCCACCTGGACAAAAGAATCCGCCCCAAGCGCGTCCATTCTTTTCGCCCTCTTTCCATTTCATGTCTCCATGCTCGCACTCCTCATGATTCTGGACTCCGAGAATGTTCTCAACGTTGGCAATAGCCTCAGCTGCGCTGATTGCTTCAGGTTGCTTAGGATCGCCATAGATTGGCTCTGTGCTCCAAGGATCAGCAGCTAGTGCTTCCTCTTTAGTCGCAAAGGATGGAACCTCTTTCGCCTTAGCAATGTCCTTGGCGCTTAGTCGTTCGACCTTGCTCATTTCCTCTCTAGATGGTCTCTTGCCTTTAGCTGCGTAACCGCCGTTTGCAAGTGCTCGACCGATCGCTGAAGTCTCGCAGTTCTCCAGCGCTGAAGTTGAATTAACACCGCGATCAGTAACCTTCTCCTCAGCGTATCCTGTCGAAAACGCCACGCTATCTGCGAAAGTTCGATATAAGTACGCTTTAACAATAAATCGATCATTCTGGAATGACTCCAATTCTGTGCTAATTCTGAAATCGGGGAAGTCCTTTATGAACTTCTCTAAACGCGATTCAACTGTCTCGTAATCTGCCAAATTAAACACTTGGTAACTCCTCTTGTTTCATTAGATATTCGGTTTGTTCCGGTAATGACCAAACAGTACCGTCTGCCCATGTCTGAACCTCGATGGCGCAGCTGTTGCAGTAATGTCGGCGTGTGCCTTGGCTGCGTGGATGATTGCTGATAACTGTGTAACTTGCTGCCTTTTGACCTAGCAGGTTATTTGCTCCAAAGCGAGTCTTGCAGTAATCGCACCAAACTCCAGGGGCTGATTTAATAACTGTCAAGGTCACTCCAATCAGTTGATGCAATCTGTCCAGCGAGCGCAATGTATGCGCAGCCGTCTTTGTAACTGTCCGCGTGGTTTGGGCTCTCTTGTAAGCGTGAGATTTTGACAAGTGCCATGCAGATTGCGACTTCGTGAGGCTCGATGTTACGTTCAAGGTAGGCTGACCAGAGTTTGGCAATTCGAAGGTGATTGAGAGCTGCCAAGCCGTAATCTTTACCGCGGTCTGCGATGAGGTCTGAGGCTTCGTTAAGGATGTCATTAGCGCGCATTTTCACTCACACGCTGAAATGACTTAGCAACGATCATTCCTTCTCGCTTGCCCTCTGTAAAGCCTTTGCCCCAGCCGACAATAAACCATAATACGTTTGCAGCTAGTAATAAGATAATTACTGGCATTTGTAAATCCATTTGATTACTCCCGATTCCGTAGCCTGGGTTGGCTACTGGATTACGGTCTCATACTTGGCAGACATTTACACGTTTATTTTGATAACGAAACGGTAACGATTTAGCCCCAGCGTTTGCCTTGGTAAATAAAGGATCCATCTTTAGGGTCAATCGGAATTAACTCAGGCGTAAAGCGCTTGCCGTGTAGTGTGCCTACAACAAAACCCATCTGCCAGTTTGCATATCCCTTTGTGTACCCCATACCAGGGCTTGAAAGGTCAACGAGATTCCCAACCTCAACACCCCACACAATGCGCCCGTAGCGCCCTCCAGAGGCTTCTGAGTGGGCACTTAGCCCTAGTCTGTGAGTGTGTCCAGATACGATTGATTTACCCATGCGCATAGCACCATTTAGGGCTGTTTGTCCAGGCTTATTTGATAATGGAAAAGCATCTCCGTGGCAAGTGTGCCAACCTGGAGCAAAGTCAAATCCGTTTGGATGGTACTTAATGCCTGCCTTGTCATAGCCCATAAACTTGTCATATCGCAGCTCTGGCAGGTTCATAAATGCCGGTAATCTGCGAGACAAAGACTTGTAAACGCGAGCGCCGTGGTTAGATCCAACAACGTCAGTTACGCCAAGATATTCGAGAATCTCTAAGGTAAGTTTGCGATCCTCATCGATGTTGCCCTCGACCTCTTGCCATGGTTGAGCAAAGCCTCCCAGTTGTGGCAGGTCGATTTCGTCGCCGATACAAATGGTTTGATGAGGCTTATAAGCCCTTAAAAACTTGCCTAGATTTTTGACTGCTGCTTCATGAAAAAACGGTGCTTGAATATCTGAGATCCAAGCAATTCGTTTTACTGTCATTTAGTCCTCGTCGTCGTCCTCGTAATCCCCAAACTTTTCGGGATCGATTGGGTCTGGCAGAATCCATCCTGGATACGATTGAACGTCGGTTATCATAAACAACGCTAAACCCTCGTCAAAACCAGCCTTACGCAAAGATTTGTAATACTCATGTAACCCAATGCAGTAAGCATCGAGTTTTGAGTAGCCTTGATCCTCTAGCGCTTTAGTTGGTTTTCTTGCCATGTGGATAAGTGTCCCTTACTTCTTGAGAAGTTCCATCATCTGTTCTTGGCGTGTCTCTATTCTTGCCAATCGGTCTGCGAGAGATGATCCACCATTCGGCGTAAGAGTCCACAACCAACCGCGAACCAAATAACGCAAACCGCCAATAAATACAGCAATCGTCGAGACAATGGCGAGGACGAACCCTGCCCAATCATTCGCGCTCACTTTTTCTTAGGAGTGGCGTAACCAAATACACCTGACAAGATTGCAAAAAGGATTGCTTTGTGATCGAGTGAAAACTCAGATCCTGCCCAAGCTGCTAGAAATGCTCCTAATGTTAGGACATATGGGTTCTTGATATTCATACTTCGCCTCCTAGTAGTGGGATGTTAAAAAACTTCGAATCCGTGTCGCCAAGTTTCGTAAACGAAATGTGAATGTGCTTGGTGTGCGGATTGACTCCCCTGTATTTGCGCCAACGCCAGAGGCTTCGAGCGCTTGCAATCTTTTTGTCAAAGATAACATATGCAATGCGTTTATCTGTTCGGGCTGCAATTCGTATCTGGTCGGCAACGTAAGCAGCTGTATTGGCTTGTTTGTCGAAATCAGCATCGAGATCGAGAGCGCGGACGATCCCTGAATCAGGGTCAGGGTTATGATCGCTCTTTCGGCTTGCATGGCGTAGGTCTCCGATTGTGCCGTCAGAGTCACGCTTTCGGTCAGGATAAGCATCGTCTGCCTGCTCTCTTAACTGAACAACCGACTTAGATAGTTTTGGTTTCATCCAAGCAACGCTGCAACCTCATCGGCAGTTAAACCTAACTTGTCCAACAATTCTTGCTTTTTTACAAATATTTCATTTGCTTCGGCTTGCATTTTTTCCATTGCAGCAATTTCATCTTTTGTCATAGGCTCAATGATAATTTCATTGGTTTGAGCATTGTGGATTGCTTTGTTAATTGTCATTATCTACTCCAAACATAGTATGTTCCAGCGTCAAAACTTCCTGTTTGTGATAAGCCTAAAGTCATAGATGTTACAGCGCTTGCGCTTTTCCAGACTCCACCAACAGCTCCACCTGCGGACGCTATCACGCTTTTTAATTGAACAGTTCCAGCGGTTTCAACGTGAAAAGTTCCGTATCCTGTTTCCGTATTTCCTAATTGTGGTGTCACATAAAGGTTGCTGACCGCATTTGCACTATTTCCACGAACATAATTTGTTCCAGTATCGGAGTTAAATTGAACATACATATAAGCAGATGATCCACCGTTGTTATGACTCCAACCGTCAAGAACAACCATAAATTCATTTGCAGCACTCAGAGACGAAATTGTTACTGTTGCAGCTGCAGGAAATGATGCGGTTGCTACTTGAGTCCAACCAGGCCCGGGAGCGCTTGCCCATGCTAAACCTGTTGCCGTTGATGAGTCGGCTGATAAAAACTTGCCGTTTGTTCCAACGGCTAAACGCGCTGGTGTATCTGCACCAGTTGCTGTTATTAAATCGCCCTTAGCATCAACGATTGCATTTTGTATTGCGTTGCTATCATCTTGGGCAACCCAACTAAAATCTAAATCTGTATTTGATGCCTTGGATAAAACCTGTCCGGTTGTTCCGCCTTTAAGATCGACGAAAGATGTATCAACGCCACCTAAAGCGGTACGGATAGCAGCTGCGCCATCCTTTACGAGATCGGTATCGTCAGGGGTCTCCCAGCCGAAGTTAGTTGTCGTTGCCATATTTCTCCTTATATCAGGCTACTATTGTAGCGTTAATCCACTCTAGGCTATTGCTTAAACTATTCCATGTTTCTAATGCCGAAACTCCGTTCCATCGGGTGGATTGGAGGCTGTAGGCAGTCGGCGAGACAGTCAAAGTCAAGTAAAGCGAGTTATATCCAGCCGTAAAAGTCCAACCCTCTACAAAGCCCTGAAATTGTCCATTGGTGATGTTTGCTGGTAACTGCGTAATGTTAAGAGGTAATCCCATAAACACGTTTAGCAATGCGTCTCGGTCTGTATCGTCAATTTCTGGGCTACTTAATGGGAAAGTAATGGATCTAAACTGGGCTTCTGGAAAGGATCTTAATGCTAAATAAAATTGAGCCTGAGACAAAGCGTCAGCGCCCTTTTCCAATGATGTTGAGATGTTGTAAGCCTGTTGCCCATAGATAGCAATTGATTCGGCAGATTGTGCCGATTCTGTAGCGTTTGCCTTATAGGAGATTGTGACGTCATTGCGGACATCGCCGGAGCGCTTTTCGGTTTTAATACCGCGAGCCAAGGCATGATGACCAGTTAGATCCACATAACCGTTTGCTGCAAGGTAAGAGCTGCGTCTAGTACTATCGGCATACCCGATGCGTCCCTGAGAATCCTCATAAAGATAGCCAAGTCCTGAGGTAGCAAGCGCAGTTACTAGGCTATACACGTCAGTAATCTCAGATGATCTTGATGTCAGTTCGTAATCGCCTGGTTGGTCAATCTGACCTAATCCAGAGTTCTCAGCCTCTGCCCAGGTTGTTGTTGGGTCATAAGTTGCCCAGGTTAAAGCTGCGGGTACTTCGTTCCAAGTGCTAAACAGGACTTCACTTAGAATCGTGTAAATCTGATCGCCGTCAAAATCTTTAGCCAAAACGCCCTCTGTGAGCGCCTTAGGCAGCTTTGAAAGGGCACCCATTGCCGTTACTTGGATGGACTCTGAAATAGCCGTAGATGACGCCTGCGTGACCTCTACGTCGATGTCTGTGACGAACCCACCGAATAGGTTAATGAATGTGCCAGATGAGTCTTTAACCTTGATTGTTATCTGGTCGTTGATATCCATCACGATAGGAGATTGATCCAGGTTAATGATATTAACGCTGCAATAGCCCGCGTAAGGCTGTGAATAGATATCCGTACGCCCTGAGGTGATTGTCAGGTTAGCAAGGGTTAGGTTGGTGTAATCCCCACCGCCATTAATGGTCACTTGCCATTCGGGAGTCCATTGGCTCATTAGTAAACCAACGCTCCTGAGCCTGACCCACCGCGTGCCGTGGCTCGGTTAAGAATGTCTACGATCTGACGGGCAGTTCCCTCAGCATCGATGGCTCCGTTTACCGTAATGTTAATTACGCCTCCGCCCTTACCGCCTCCAGCAACTAGGCGATTGTTTGGAATGATGGTTCCGTTAGATCCTGGTGTAAAGAGTTCCGGACCCTTCTCGCCTACGAGGTAGGTTGTGCCACCAGTTACCGGACCACCTGCAGCTTTACCGCCACCAAATACCTTATCGATCAATCCGCCGATACCTTTAACGATTGGATTGTTTTTAACCAGATTTATGATGTTCTTAATTCCGTTTACCACATCGGTAATAAAACCAACCAAATCGCTAAACCCACCAACTAAACCGCTTACAAGTTTTGCAAGTACCTTAATCGCTGCGCCTAGGACTTCTCCCAAAGCAGGAGCAAGTGTTTCGGCTACAAACTCGGCAACTGACTTAAATAACTTGAAAAGTGGCTTTAACTTCTCCTCATTGTCACTTATAGATGTTGCAATCGAATCAAACGCCTCAAATAGTCCCTCGATAATTGGTTGGACTGTTTTCTTAATGCCAGGTATAACCGTCTCTGAAAAGAACTTCCACCAAGTCTCAATGATTGGAAGTACATCATCTTTAAAGATTTTGCCTAAGTCTGTAAAGATCGGACCGAGATCCTTGCCAATCTTGTCTGCCAATTCTGTAACAACTGGGACAACCTTGTCCACAAATAAAGTGACCATTGGAGTAATGGCATCGAGAATAAAGGAGCCTACTGTCTCCTTGCCTTCATCAAAGACAATCTTTAACCGATCCATCTTTCCAGCAAAGGTTTCAGCGTTGGCAGTTGCCTGTCCTGCAAATGTATCTGAAAGAGCAGCCGTTGCTGCATCGAAATCCTTGGACTTAATAATGTCCTCATCGATGCCAACGCCTAAACGCTTTAACGCTCCTAGGTTGCCATCGTATGCCTTGCCTAGCGCCTCAGATACTGCGCCTAAATCCTTGCCAGTACCTGCAGCAATATCTAATGCCAGAGTCTGTAATTTCTGGGCTTCCTCAACGTCCTTAGTTGATCGCACCAAACGATCAAGGCTCGGACGGAGTTCATCATCTGTAACGCCTTTAGCCAAAGAGGTCTTTAGGATGTAATCCTCAGTAGCCTTAATCTGTCCCTCAGTTGCGCCTGTAACATTCTTTAAAGAGGTTGCTAAACGTAACTGTGCAGCTTCATCCTCGATAGCAGCTTTAACGCCATCGATTGCTAACTTGCCTGCATAGGCAGTTGCAGCGACACCTGCAGCAAGAAAAGCAGCACCTGCAACCTTGCCAAAGTTGTCAATCTTATCGCCAAAGGTTTGAACATCTTTAGAACCAGTATCCAGGCTTTTCTTTAGGTTATCGACATCTGCAAGGATGGAGAGTTTGAGAGTTCTATTACCTGCCATTAGTCCCACTCCTTCAAGATGCGATCAAATGCTTCCTCCCATTGCTTGATGAGATCCGGCTGGATCGCTCGCAATGTAGAGTAAATAAAGTAACCGGAGTTACCTTTGCCTTTCTTTGGTGTACGGGTTGGGAACTGCTTGAAACGATTGGAGCCGAACTCCATACCGTAAAGCAGATCCAAAGTTGTACCGCCACCTGAAAACTTTTGACGAGCAAAGCCGTATGAAAACTCACCGACCTTACTGGACTTACTTATCGAAACTCCATCAGCAATACGGCGAGCAGCAATACCTGAAACCTCGCGAGTCGCTGCCGTTTTCTTAATCTGTTCAGAAGCATATTCAGCAAGAGCAGATGATTCCTTTTTAGCAGCTTCAACAGCTGCCTCATCCATGGCTTTAAAGGCTTTGATGATTCCACGCAATTCCTGCTTATCATAACTGATTGGGTCAGTTGCCATTGCGCTCCTCCAATACCTCTATTGCCGTAAGGATATCCTCAGCGGATGTCCACTCGCTCATAGGAATCTGAGTTGCTATCGCTAACTCGACTAGGAGTCGGCTGATACTTCCTCGCTGATGGCTTTTGGGCTATCAGTGCCTACTTCAATATCAACAATAGATTCCATCCAAATCTCAAGAGACTTAGTTGGCTTACCACCTGCCTCGCGCTTCATAGCGCTATGTGCAACAAATAGCAAGTCATACATTCCTGAAAATTCGGTGATGGACTTTTTGTTAGCCATTTCCCATTTTGCAAAATCAGGCGGATAGGCGATGTAAGTCGCCTGATCCCCTGACGCATATGTAATTGTTATTGACTTTTTCATCTTTGCTCCCGTTTGTTAGATGTTTAGAATGTTTCGGCAGGTGTTCCCACGACTGTAAGAGTCCATGAGTCAGTCTGTGCGCCAGGTGCTCCACCGCCTACGGATGGAAATACCGGCAATACATTAAACGCAAATACCGCACCAGTAACTGCAGTTAGTGAAACCGCAAGAGTTGTGTTTGGTGCTGATTCGCATGCTGTCCACATTGCCTCAAATAGTGATGAAGCTGCGCCCCAGTCTGCAAGTAGATCAATAGAAAGTTCCCATTGGTCATCAACGTGCTTATAAGCCTTGCCATCGAGTGTCTGATACACGTCAATGGTTGGTGAGTTTGTGAGTGTGACGCTAGTCGTCTGCGCATCGTAATTTACCGTTGCAATAGTCAGGACTAGGTCGCGCCCCGTGATTACGGTTGTTGGCATGATTTCTCCTTATGCTGTCTGCGTGTACCAGGTGGACACGCGTATATCTGCGACTAGCAATGTACTAGCGCCTACTGTTGTAACTGTTGGTCGGTCTACCGCCTGGACTTCATATCCATTCGGTATGACCGCCACAACACTTGTTATAAGTTGCTCAATATTATCGAGTGATGCTGGGTTACTGTTGTAAGCAACGCAGCAAGTAATCGTCATATTGATCTTGCATCGAAAGGTTCCCTTGCCAATGGTGTCAAACTCCAAGTATGGAGAATCCGGTACGACAACAACTGCAGGCGCTGGAATCGACTCAGGAACGTATGCAAATACGTTTGCTGAAACCCCAGCGAGAGCAGTAGCAAGAGGAGTACGAACTGCAGAGAGGATTGTGCTTGGCATTACTGCGCCATTGTCTCTACGTCAATATATGGCCCTAGGAGGCCTACGACGCGATTAAAAAGTGACCTCCCCATCCTGTATGGACTCGGAGCAAAATCTAATCCTTCAATCTGTCCGCCTGGAGCAGTACGAGATTGGAATACTTCAACTGAAACTACGATGATTGCGGATTCGACCGCAGCAACGCCGACATATGTAGCAGCGCCTGTAAGTGTTGCGGATCCGCTAGGAATGACGTTGCGCTCGACGACATCGGCATTAGTGATGTTTGCTGTAAATGTGTACGCATCAACATCAGCATTGACTGTTCGAGTGCCGTTAAATGGAGATCCACATCCTGCGATGACAACTGATTGTCCTTCGGTAAACTCATGGATTCCTACTGTCGTAAAGGTTGCGACATTATCAGTCAGTGAAACCTTGGCAATTGGTGAAGCAAAAGTAGTAAGCAATGGCAAAATTACAGCCTCGCTAGTATCTATTATATCGTTTAGATATGCGTCACTGTACAAAGCTGATGAAACGCCAAGCACCGAGCGTAATTCTGTTGCTGTAATAATACTTGGCATTTCATCCTCTCTAAACTGCTGGGGGAGCGATCGGGAGCAACCGCCCCCCCATGATTAAGTGATTAGGCTACGTTCAACTTACGGAACGCTGCTGGGTAACGGTTTACTACGCAAACATATGCGTATAGTCCGATTTCAACCTGACCGTTTGCTACGACGTTAGCGCGTAGTTCGATCTTGTTGCTCTCATGGAAACGCATTGCGTTTGATGGGTAAACCAAAGCGTGCTTTGCGTTTGCATCGTCGCCTGTGTAGTTAGCATCTACAACAAGTCCAAGTCCTGCGACTGATCCTGCTGTTGAGCCTTGTGTAATCAAACCATTAGCGTTTGATGGTGCTGCAGCTGCGTATAGTGGACGACCTGAGCCATCAACTGCACCTAGTAAGCCAGCGAAATCGATACCATCTTCGCCACCTGTGTTTGCAACAAGTAGACGGTTTGGTGTTGAGCGCATTACGCCAAATGAATCAGCAATACCCTTTGCGATTGACGCGTAGATTGTTGCTGCAGATGACTGTGTTGCGTTCTGTGCTGCAATCTGAGCTGCGTATGCATCTGTCTTGATTGCGTAGGATTCAGCCAACTCGCGCAAATACAGGTCTAAAAATCCTGGGTCGCTGCGATCGAGCAACTCGACGTCCAGAATTCCGGCGCCCGCAAACTTGACTACAGTATCCTCTTGAAACGTGACTGTAGTGTCTGATGATGAAAACTCTGCGCCCTCTGCAGTAACTGCAACGGTTGCCTTTGTTCCCAACTTAGGTGTGAAAACCTTCATGCCTGAGGCTGGAAGTGCAGCGCGCTCGATTGAATCGATGAATGGACGTGAGTTATCAATTACGCCGATAACATCCTTTAGGTAGTTAGGTGGAACCATACCTGTGTTCTCAGCAACTGTTGCAACCTGTAGAGCAGCAACTAGATCGCGTGCATCTGCGTCACCGCGTGATGCTTGGATCTGTGCCATTGCAAACTGACCTGCTGTTACGTCAAGGTTGACGCGTGGATTTGTGTAAAAGACTGGACGTGTTGTCGCAGCAGTTACATCTGACTTTGCAGCTTCAACCGTCTCGGTTGATACTGCCTCTGAAACGGTTTCTGACACTAGGTCATCTCCTTCGGTCTTAGGTTCCTCAATTTGAGGTTCCGGGGTTGATTCGGTTGCAGCGGTACCAGGTGTTTCAGTAGCTGCGACCTTTTCCACTTCGGCTCCTGGGATTGCTCCTTCAGTTACGAGTGAAACTTCAATTAACTTCGATGCGCTGATAGCCATAACGCCGTCTTTGTTATCCCATGCATCTACTTTTACACCAACGCTAAAATCGGAGCGCAATCCTGTTGCTGCTTCCTCTAGTGCGTCATTTCCAGCGGTTGTCTTAGCAATCTTGAATGATGCAGTAATACCTGTTTCATCCTGTGACCATTCCATCAACTTGCCGATTGGCTTAGTCATTTCATGTTCTAAAACCAACTTTGTGTTCTTGCTAAAAGTAATTGAGTTAGGCAAGAAAACAGTTTGACCCGCTGACGTGTTGCCGACTGAATCCCATTGGACGATGCGTCCGGCGATGATGCGTGACTCTGCATCGCTTGCCGTGATTGTTACTGGCATTGTTATTTTCATGATAACAAGTCCTCCTGTTGTCTGATTTCATCAACGCTCATCGCGCCAATTCTGTTTAGGATCTCGTAAACCTGTGCGCGCTCTAATGGATTACCGCGTAGGAAATCATCTAGTGCATAACGCACTTCATTGCCTTGACCTACAAAGTCAGGCATCGATAAACGCTGTTCAATCGCAGTTAGGATTGGACGAAGTGAGAAATCAACAAGTGAACGACGCTCTGAGATTGCATTTGAGTAAGTCATCGAGGTAGTTTCAGCGCTTGCAAAGTATGCAGGCAATCCTGCAGCTCGACACAACTCTAAAGCAACGTATTGACGTGCTTCGTTAAGTTGTAGTTTGTTTGGATCAATTCCCATAGCCTGCAATTCAACATCGGCATTTAGAAATGCGGTAGATCGAGTTGTGCGGGCTACGCGCCAGGCTTCAAGCAATTTGCCAATACGCTCGCTAGTAAGATTTGTCCCGTTTGACTTTAATACCATCATAGGCACCGGCTCTTTTGCAAAAGCCTCTGATGCGTTTTCTAATGCGACAGCTGCGCGGATTGTGCGACCTGCGCGAGATAAGAATCCTTCATCCAAACCATTGAACACAACAAGAGAGCGAATTCCTGCAGATGGAACCGCAGATCCGTCTACTGAGTAACCGATGATTTCTGTGTTGTTTGAGTTTGTTGTATATGTAACGCGATCAGGTGAAACGCGTGTCCATTCTTGAATTCGTCCGTCTGCATACATTGACATTACTTGTCCATACGCCACGCCGTGGAATAACAAATCCTCAGCAATGTACGAATAGATAGATGATCCGGGAACGCGTGAATCAGGTTGGTTAATTACGCGATTGGGTTCAACTCGTACCCCGGAAGATTTAATACGTTGCTCTAATGGCAACGATGCAACAGTCGAGCAAATGATATTGCGCGCTCTTGCAATTGTTGGAACTGCCATCGCTTGCTGACGATTAGCAGTTGCCAATGGATAAAATAAACTTTGGATTGAGTTGTTAAAAGGTGCCGGAGTCGCAGCTGCATCAACCGTCAATCCCTGAGGTTGTTCAGCCTTCGCGAAAAAATCTCTGAGTGCCATTAGCATAAAATTATAGCATAATCAACCCAACACGATATCCACTTCTGTGTCTGGTCGTGTCGCAAAGTGAGACACCATAGCCATTCCGACTGTGGCACAAATTGTGGCAGCTGAGGCTTTACGCCCTAGGTACCAACCGCCATCTTTGAACGGCAGTTTAACCGCGGATAAGACTTGCTTATTTAACTCGACCTGATTGCCATGAACTAGGCGCTGGGAGGTAATTGCCGACAACATCTCATCGCAGGCTTGCCCATAAAGCGCCCCATCGATCGGAGTGGTCGGAATACCTGCCGGAATCAACCGAGAAGCAACCGCGCCAGCGGTTTGACGAGAATAGGCAACAGTTTCGACTGAGTACTTACGCGCCCATACTGCGATGCTGTTAGCCAGGTCTTTATCGTCAATATTAACTGGATTCGTGTATGTCTCCAGTAATACAACGCAAAACTTGTCCCCATCAAGTCTCTGCGCTGCCACTAACGCGGCTGCTTTTCGATCTGGTGATAGATCAATAGCCATCCAAGTTGGTTGCTCCCGATCCAGAGCGAGCGTACCCTCAGACGCGCACTCTGTCCAACTTGACGGATTGATGGCTGGGTTGATCTGGCTCACCCATTGGCAAAGCAACTCTGTGCGGATAATAGACTCATCATCCGACATTGCGCTTTTAAGATTATCTGCGTGAATTGTGTATCCAAGGCTAGGGTTTGCCTGTTGCCAGGCTTTAGGGTCATCCAAAGCGCACCCAGGTTCAGCGCTCCATTCAAACCAACCAATCGGGTCATCTGAACCCGCTGCAGCTGCGAGCCCGCGCTCACGCATACGATTCAGGATTACTGAGTGTTGGTCTCCCGCGTTCGAATACATAATCGCCATGGGATTTTTCGAAGCCATCTGGGTAAAGCGCAAGGATGCCCAAACTTCGTCGTCTTTGTACTCACGAACTTCATCCAAATGGATTGTGTCCGGCGCTGCAATTCCACGCGCAGCTGAGTTGTTGGCTCTTACCAGGTAACGGGTGCCATCGTTTAACTTGATCTCCTGGGAACCTTTGGTTTCGTACTTTTTAACAAACCGAGTCACAAGTTGTTCATTGGCTTGAATGATCTCATCGATCTTCCAAAAGATTTCAGATGAGGTTGTCAGTTTGTGCGCTGTGTGGATCTGTAAACGCTCGCCCCAAAGGAACATCCCGGCCAAGATTCGAAGCTGCATAAAGGTCGATTTGCCATTTTGGCGGGCAATGATTACCCCTATTTCGTTGTGGTACCAGCGTCCGTCAGGCTTTACTCGGTGCATCTCTAAGGCGAGCAGTTTCTGCCAAGGGAGCAGTTTGAAGTACTCACCGGTAACTGGATCCTTCAAAGTCTCCACAAAATCGATCATTTCCTGCCCGCGGGATGGTAAATCAACCGGTTTTGACCGTATGCGGGGTTCTGTCGCCCCTAGGTAAGCCGTAGGAGCCTGTTCTAAGCCGTTCTGAGGGTTTTGAGTCATATCTAGTCGGTACTCTCCTGATAGTGGCTTATTGAGCCGTTTTTGGGGGCAAAAGATCCAATGGGGGTCATGGTCCCCCCCTTT